AATAGTTCTAGCTCCATTTTTGATAACTTCCCAAATCTTATTCCAGTCATTATAATCTGCTGGATAAGCATCTTTCATTTCCCTGGATATCAGCTGATAAGTCAAACTAGCTCTAGGATCCATCGGTGGTGCTAATTTTTGTAAAGGACACATAGAAGTGCCAGGAACAACTTGACATTCAAACCCCATACGTATAAAAATAGTATAAGAAGTTGTGACTGCCAAATTTTTCGCACAAAAATCAACAACGAAATCGTTACAGAAAGGTGATGTTGCATCACCTCCTCTAATACCTGATACAGGCTGTGCCCATGGTGGTGACAATGTCATAAAAGGATATGCCCCACCTGTGCCAGATGCGCCTGCAACATTTAGAACATTTGTATTGGAAAATCCATCAACATAAGCTTGAGATCCTCCATACATAGCTGCATCATTTCGAGAGATCCATCTATGAGCCATATTTGACAATTTCATTGGTGCATAAGCTCCAAATTTACTATTGTTAAAATATGCATTTGGCATACTTTGACAATTAGAAAATACGGGAGGCCAATCACCACATTCATAGGTACAAGGAATCCCTGCGTAAACAGCAGTACCACCAGTATTTACATACGGTATAGAGAGTTTAGCAAGTTCTAAAGGTCTTTGACAGACAGTAATAGTACCCTGATTGGAAAGATCAGCTCCATCCTGATAAATAGTAGCTCCGCAATAAGCCAAACGCCACCTATTAAATAAGGCAGCATAAGCTCCATATTTAGCTGCATGAGTTGCTCCTGCAATTTCTGGATTAAGAAATTCCAGAGTCTGATTTCCTACATTATCTTCTGTATTAACACATGCCATACCAATTGGATGAGGAATAATAGAACCTTGAAAGGCCCAAGTTCCTGTAGCAGTTGGATTGCAAGTAAAAGTGAAAGCAGCTTGATAATTCATAAGAATAGAAGATTGCACGCAATCATCCGGAATTCCATCAACCTGTGTGAGCGGATCTGATGGATGTAGAGCTTTGATACACCAATTTTTTCCATTTTCAGTATCTCCAAATGGTAAATTGTGTTCATCAATGAGTTTGCGGAGTGTTTGATTTCCCTGTATTGAAGTCATTTTGTATATCTGTTTGAACTGTTGAGCAAATTGGTAAAATTTGTAAAATAAAAGTTTTAAATTTAATTAAATAATTAAAAAAGACAGAAAGTGTTACCTTCGTTTTTGATATTATATAGTTTTTAAAACGGAACATTGATTACATAAGACCGTTTTAAAATTAAATATAAAAAAATAAATATTTAATGTAACGGTATAACATCAGAAAGAGAATATGAGTAACAGAGTGAAGGATGTAAAACACTTTTATAAGTGTTTATCCATTCAGGCGTCAAGCTTGCATATGTAACATAAAACTTCTCTACTAGGGACATTAATTCGTAATAGCATCCAGAATAAAATAAATTAGTAGTTATAGAACATAACTTAGAAAAATATTCAAATGCTGAAGCTCCACGCATACAATAGTGAAGAGAACTAGTTTGTCTCACTACATCATAGGTATACCTAATTTTTCCATCAATATCCACAGGATGAGTTCCACAGAAAACACACTCATAAAACGGTGTTGCTTCTTCTGATACACTCTCCAAATAGATACCATTCTTATTGGAAGAATTTTGTAACCCTTCGGTAGTGAAATTGGGATCTACTGAGGTAATGATTAAATCATCACCACATACATAAAATAATACATCTTGTAAACTAATATTATTTCTGTAACAGTATAACCACACATTCATTATAGCAAATAGAGAATTATCGACACCAGTATTATAATGACCTGATGAGTTGCCAATAAGGTGAAGTAAAGTACCACCACAATTAGTAACACCATCATACATCATAGCATAATATCTTTGAATTTCTTCTATTTTTTCTGGTGAAGCAAAATCACAGCGAAAATCACATATTAATTCTGCTCCCCATATCTGATAGTGTGCATCCCATTGTTCTCCATCAAAAGATCGAACTTCACCACAAAAGTCATAAATTGTTTGCCATAATATAGACATATCTGCTCCTGGAGTTTTCATCCCAATGCATATATGAGTTAGCAACCAATCCTGACACAGGTAAAAATTTTGATAGCCAAATAAGTGTATAGCCGCAACTATTGCACAAATATCAGCATATCTAAAAAATCTACTGTCTTTCATGTAGTTTCTCAGTTCATCTTTTAATGTTCCATTAAGAACAGATGTAAAGGACAAATAACATAGATATAAATATCTACAAGTAAATAGAGCTAATATATCTTTCTTAAGGGGACCAATAGTTTGAAATATATATCCAGAAGCTGACTGAGAAATCACCCAATCTGGTATATATTCAAAGGGGACATGTTTGTTTTTAGACTTTAATAAAAAAGGACCCAATTCTTGTCGTAACATTAATTTAAGATATTGGGTTTCTTGTACTGTTAAGGTTTTTTGCGAATGTTCATATTTATAAATTCCATTTAAAAAAGAAATTTTATCCAAAGGTGCTGGAAAAGTCTTACATGGAAATGGTATATCTATAAATGTTTGTTTAGTTATGTTTGAGTGAGGTAAAGGTGGAGATGGACCCCCATTTAACCGAATGAGATTGGGATCCACATTCGGGAGTGGGAGATTTCGTGGTCTTTCGAACAATATTAAGGGATTTAATTTCAGAGGAATTTCGGGCAACACTAGGCTGCCCAATAACCCGAAAGGGCAGATCATTAACATCTACCACAATCTCCTGAAACAAATTATGATTGTCGATAGTACCAGTATGGAAACCAACGACACCTTCCTGCTGAACAACTAAAGAACCGCAAGCACCAGAAAATGAAGAACAATCATATAAATAAAAATCTTTATGAGCCGGATCTTTTGATTCAAATTTGCCAACAATGACTCCTGATGACTGTACTTTATGTATACAGTCATACAAATGTGCATTTTTGGTAATTTGGGGAGTACTCCAATTTCTAATTGAAGGAAGTCCAGCAGCTTTAACACTTGAAACATAAAGATCACCAATAATGTAGGAATTTTTAGAAAATTCAATTACATCCACATCATAAATAGTATTCTGATGAGTTTTATATGAAATGGTATCTATTTTTTCTCCAAAATAAGAGCCAGATCTTCCATTTTCATCAATCCAAACATGTCTATTACAACATAAACGTTCCTTAATAGCAAAACAATGAGAAACTTCCTTTCCATTAATAATAAGAATAGCATTATTATGGGAGTAATCATATGTATAAGTAGAATTAGGTATTATACTTTCATGAACCAAAAGTTTTTTCCCTCTCAACTTAGACAAAAGATCCTCTCTATATGCAATTAACCTTTTAATACAATCTTGTGTTTGTTCTAAAGGATTTTTAGCATACTTATTTTGTTGAACAGCTATCCTACGATTAATTTCTTGAATAGAAATACTAATTTCTTCATCATTACCCATTGGAAAAGTTCTTATTGGAGCAGTTTTTATGTTGTAATTTATTTCCCCATATAAGGGCCTGGGCACAGGAACTGGAAATTGAGATTCATGCATAGGAACTTTCTCTACTACCGTTTCTGGATTACGTTTAATATTTTTCTTATGTCCTGGTTCATCAATTAATTGAGTTTTAGAACCATCTACATGTAAAGATTCACTAAGAACTTTTATCTGTGAATTTAAATCCTTTATCATAGCAGATGTTTGAACTTGATTTTGAACCAAGCCATCCAATATATTAGGAGAATCACAAGAAACGACTGATTCATATGCATTAAAATTAATCTTGCGATTTGGATCATAATTCGGTAGCTCCATGTCAGTATAATCATCTTCTGGATGATCTTCATTTTCCATGGTACTACTTATTACTTCATCGGAAGACTTAATTACACGTCTACTTTTCAAATAATCACTTGGATCAGTTTTATTTTTATTTCCATTCTCTTGCCCCATCCCTCTCTTTTGTTGTGCCTCAAAATTAAACTGTTTTTTATTTTTAAGGAAAGCTTCCACTTTCTGTTTAGCAATTTCAGTTAAATTTTTCTGCACATCCACCATTAATTTTTCAATAGGTTGCCCAATTTCTTTCTTTGATTCAAAAACTGGACCTGCCTCAAATCCTAAAAAACCATGATCTGGTCCTACTTCTCCTACTACAGCTTCATGTGCATCAGCATCATTAAGCATTACCGGAGCGTTGAATACTACTGGTTGTCTATGAAATGAAGAAGGATTAGGATTGAAAATCTTATATCCAATAGAATTTAAAGATTTAAACAAAATAATAATAACTTTGTGCGTCTTTATAACATAAAGGAGATAAACAATCCACCACAACTTATATGAAAAAGTAACTATAATGGTCAAAATAATAGTTTCATAAGGAAACTCAATTGGTATAAGTGATTTCTCAGCTAAATTGTCCGTCTGCATATTCACATGATTTCTTTTAAAATCATGATCATTAACACTAACGGCCACTCTTTTTGCAGCTGCATCACTTTTCTTAGCTAATTGTACCATAGATCGCTTATAAACATACCAATCGTAAACAAAACAAGAAGAAAACCACCAAAGAGTAAGTAGAAAACCACAATGTACATAAGTATTACTAAGTAACTTAAATACAAGGTGTAAAATCTGTCCTACTACTCCAGGTCTGATCAATATAAATGAAGCAACTTTCGTTGATTCATACAAATAATCAATGGTTTCCAAAACGTTATTTATCAGAATAAATGAAGAATTCATGACGTTATAAAATCGTG